ATCCTTGCGAGTAGCAAGGTTCAGCGCTGCACACATTGCTTCAGCGCGAGCAAGAACTACCACTAATTCTTCAATTGGTAACATGTGGTTAAATCGAGTAGTTGCGCATTGTGCATCGTACTGATTTGTGTCGATTCCCCAAGACATGTTTGGTTCGAGTAGCAGGCGGTAGGCATTTAGTTTGTCGTAGATATGCCGGGGGATGGTTACTGTTGAGGATGCAAGTGCTTCCTTCTCGACTTGCCGTAGACAACCAGGGTGTTCAAACTGTAGCTCCGCGCCAGCTTCCGCGCGGCTATTGATTCTTAAGCACCATTCGTATTCTGCAATGGTTAGCGACTTTTGGCAAACTGAACAGATTGCACACGCTTTGCAGTAACCGTTGGTCCGTAGAACCTCGTGACCCGCTGAACAAACTGGCATTAGAGTTTTTCCTCGTGACCACATAATGGGCATTTTTTGCTGCGTGGAAGTGTGGACATTCCAATGCGCCACCTTTCTTTGAAATCACGTGGATTTAGATTATTCACTTTTCCACCTTTCCGGCCAATGTGATTCCCAGTATGCTCTGTAGAAACCATTGTGCAATTGCGCGGTCGATTAGCGATTAATGATGGCAATTGTGCGGTTGTTTTCAGACGAATGGTGAATAGTTCGTCGAAATCATCTGGTGTTCGTGTGCTTGGGTTTCCACCGTTTTTCCAAAAGGTTAGCATCATTGACATTTTAACGTATCCTCACTTTCAAGTCTATGTGTTCAAATTCTGGCGATTCCCTGATGATGTCTCTCACACGGTTCTCACAAAGTGCAAGGGTGCTGCTGAAACGTCTGGTGACCTTGGTACCGTTGGCGTGGTGGAGAGTTACCCTAAACTTGAGTACTGGCCTACCGTGGGTTTGGTGATTTGACTGATCCTCTACCGAAGCCCCTAGGTCGGCAACTGTGGCTTGTTTGACTCTTACGTAAGTGTCTGAACCATCCGAACCTTTGAAAGTGTCTGAAGGTTTGACCGCTGCCCGGAGGTTTCGCCTTTCGTTCGCTGCACGTATCAGGGAATGGATGGTCGCACGCATAGGGTCAACATGATACTAACAGGTGTGTGGGACGAATGCAAATCTATTGGCGCTTTAGAATGAGTGAGTTGCAGGGTTTTTTCTGCGGTAGGCTGCTTTGGTGGTGGTGTGCCGTGGTGCTAGGGGAGCCTGCCTCTGTGGCGGGTGTCGGTAGACCTTCGACGCCAGGCGACGCGTCCTGGAGCGCATCTGTAACAGCGCGAGCCACTTAGCGGGCGTGAGCGTGCGCCGGGAAACTGTCCTGGCCATAGTTGCAGTGCCAAATTCGCCAGTTGTTGCTCGATGTTTTTTTTTGCTCTGTAAGTGATTGATAAATATATATACTTATATATATATAATATATATTTATAACCTACTTCCCACAAGGGCAGGCGGGGGGGGGGGGGGACCAACACCATATCACTTCATTTTTTAAATCGATAACACCAATCGAATCAATAAGATGGGGGGAATTTAGTGTCCCTATTACGTGTTGATTCCGTGTCGGCATGATGCGCGTGGAACGCCAGGCAATCCGATGGCCGCAAAACAACTCCCTTTGTTTTCAATAAGATAGTATAAGTCCTTTGCCTCACGATGGTTACAGCCGTTCGCCCTACCTTCGCCAAAAATAGTTTGAAACATTGGCGACATTTGAAACTTTGCCACAAAAAATCGCGGGAAAGTAGCGGAAACCGGTAAAAAACGGTCGGCAACGGACGGCAGGTAGCGGGAAGGTAGCGGGAAGGGCTAGGCTTGAGCGGCGGAAAGGGCAGGAACGGCCAAGGTGGGGCAGGTTCGGTCGGCAGCGTCGGGCAGAAGGCACGGGACCCACGAAAAAAGTTTAAGAAAGTGACGAAAAGGGCTTGCTTCCGGCTGCGTGGCGTGTTAATCTGGTGACGGCTCAAAGGAGAGCCACACCATGGCGACTCCGAGCCCAAGAAAGAAGACCAACATGACACCCAGCGAAGTTAAGCCGAAACAGATTAGCAAGTCGGGCATTGCCCTTCCCGACTTCGAGGACATCACCCTATATAAGGATGTACCGACCGTACCACCCGTGACCAGTTTGGCCGACGCCATCGATCGGACGGGAAACGACGAAAAGGCGCTATTCGCCATCATCACGGCAGGACTTCAGGCGCAAGCCGAAGCGGCCGCGAGGGAAACCAGTGAAGGCTGGAAGGACGAGAAGGGTACCGACGCTAGTTCGCTGGTTCTGGTTAACGGCGAAGATTTGAATCCCTTGGTTCTACAGCTTGCCAAGGTCAACTATGACTACGACGTGTACCAAGCTGACGTGATGAGCAAAGATCCGGCTCGTGTGGAACGTGGCAAAGCGGGCAAGATCGAAGCAAAACGGCAGGCACTTGAGGACATCAAGGAACAGCCGCGCACCCTCGCTGGATTGACGCGCAAGGCACAACAGCGCATGACCGCCAAAGCCTAAGCACTTTTGCGCCGGGTAGTTCTCAAAGCCTCTGACCTTCGGGTTAGGGGCTTTGTTGTATCGTACGATACAATCAAAATAGCCCGAAGGGTTAGGAGTTTTCCTAATGAAAGAAGGTCAGTCCGTCTGGTACTCTCTAGGTGGAGGTGGTTATGCCGAGATGCGAAGATTATCCATGTTGTGGTCATGGACCAGCCGGCGATGGTGGTGCCTGCCCAGATAAATCAGGGCGCTTTCCCTGTGTCGAGTGCGGCAAGAAACTGCCCAAGAACGCAAGTTCGTCTATCTGTGCGAAATGCCAGCGGCGTATGGCACGTAGTCATGACGACGGCGGTGGTGACTTTGATTATTCGATGAATTACTAGGCAGTGCTTCTAGGTGGAGGTGGTTCTCAATGTGGTTACAACCGTTTACTAGTCTCAAACTTGCCCGGTTGTGGGCAATCTCAGTTAACGCCCAGCGTTGTACTGTACTGGTCATCAACAAAGGTAGCATGATGGCTACTCCGTGTGTTATCACTGGTCAACGTCTATAGCTTCGAACGTAGCTCGGGAGGGTGCAAGGTCGCCGAATCTTCACCCTCTTGCCATTGGCCGAAGCCACACTCCCCCAAAGTGGGGGTAGGGTGCGGAAGAAGAAGCAACTGCCCAAAACTACAAACCGCAAAACTACACAAAACTACACGAACCTTCAAGCGCACGAAACTACACAACTACACAACTACACAAATGAATAAAGCAAAAACCGCCGCCCTTCGGGCCGAAGCTGCCCTTCGGGCCAAAGCCCTTCAGGCCCTTCGGGCAAAAGAACGAGCAACTTCTAAAGCTAAGGCAAAAAGCAAAGGTGCGGCGGCGCGGCGGCGCGCGGCAGGACTGCCGGCCTTTGGCGACATCAGTAAGATCCCCAAGTGGGCAAGCCCAAAGGCTTCGCCTCACCCACAGCTTAAGAACCACTTCAGTTACATCAAAGTACCCTAGGCCCTTCGGGCCGGGCCCTTTCGGGCCAGGAACTAACCACCATGAAGAGTCACATAAAAAAAAGACTAGAAGATTTGGAACCTACCCTAGCCGCCGCGCGGCAGAAGGTAGCTAACCGTCGAAAGTTGATGAATGGGTACACAAGAGCCTCACGGCTCCAGGCCCAGGCTACGCCCCAGGCTACGCCTGAAGGTCAGGTAGAGTCCAAACCTCAGGCAAAGTCCAAACCATCCAAACCTTCCGGCGTGGCCGGTGGCGAAGCCAGAGCGAACGGCCCGCTGCGCCCACCACTCCGTTGAAAACAAACGGAAGAAAGCACGAACGCGCAGCCCAATCCGTGGTACAATGGGAGCAGGGTAGCGACCGTGCCGGATGAACCCACTACACTTGCAACCTTTGCAGCCCAAAGGTTAGCAACTTCCCCCCTCCACAACCTACTAAACAAACCAAAGGGGCTCCACCCCGACCTTCAGCCACTCGACAAACCTCAGGAGGACGAAGTCCTTGCCACTCCTAAAAGCTAATATCCAGGAAGCCCTTCGCGCCGCCGGTTTGACAAAAGAGCGAAGTTCCGCAGGAACCGTTGAAGACCAACTCGAAGCAGCGGGTCTTTCAAACCAAGAAATCTTTGAAGAAGCAGCAATCCTCATGAAAGCTGGCACTTCTGACGCTGTCAAACTTGGTGCAATCAACAGTATCCTCAAAGTCAAAGGTTTGATGAAGGAAGCATCGGCCCCGCCGCCGGCCATCACCATCGTGATTCAGGGAACCGCGGCGCCGTCGGAAACCGGCATCAATCCAATCCTTCTACCACGGGAACTGAACCCCAAGCCACGAGAGGCTTGACCATGACACCAGAACTTTGGTTCCTTCTAGGTGGTTTAATTATACAAATGTTTATAAGTTTGGGTACAGTCATCGGTGTGTGGTTTGCCCTTTTCACCCGCGTCACCCGGCTGGAAGAGAAGCACCAAGCTCAAGGGGTTATCACAAATGAAAGGATTGCTAACCTTAAAGAAGTTCTAACTGAACGTCTGAAAGCAATGGAAGTCAAGATTGACGATTTGCTCAAGGGTAACAACCATTTAACTGTAGGTGGGAAATAGCCCCGCCGCCCTCGCTACGCTCGTCACCAACAAAGGAGAACAATGAAACAGTTTCTAACCCTTCTTAGCCTTCTAACCTTTGCCGCGTCAGCAGCGGCCGCGCCGGACTGCAATTGGTCAGGACGTTGGTCAAATCGGACAACTGACCAAGCTGATAACCTTACAACCTTCAAGACAAATGGATCAACAGCAGTTCCCGGCCCCGCCATCAACAATACGGCAACAGGCTGTTCAGCTTGGATCATGATTGTAGACGTTGAAGGTTTCAGTGCTGTCAGTGTTGAACTAGACACTGCGCCAACTGCCAGCCCAGGCGCGGCTGGAACTTGGTCATCTTCAAACCTTACTACAACTTCAGGATCGAATCCAACTACTTCTACTACCGTTTCCACCTATCTCGCAACTGGCTACTATCCTTGGTTCCGTGCTAATGTCACCACAGTTACTGGAACACCGGGTTCCATCAATGTCCAGGTGTTTGGTTGGCGAAGTCAAGCTTACCTGAGCGCCGGCGCGGCAGTTAAAGGGAACACAATCTATCCTTGTGTATCTTCTAGTGGAAGTGCTTCAGCCTACACTTGCACTACGGGAAGTTCTGTAACACTTGCGGCTGGCATGCTTTTTGCCTGGCAACCAGATGAAGTTTGTAATGGGGCTCCTAGCGTTACTCTAAATGTGGATGGAAATGGGGCATATGGTGTTAAAACCCCAAGCGCAACATTTGTAACATCAGCAGAATGTACTATTGCAGTTGGAACCACCATCCTTTTAATCTATAACAGTACTTATGGGTTTATTGTTGTTGAACCAAACCCAGGTACAATATCAGTTAATTCTTGTGGTACAACTACAACCTGTGGAAATAGTCTTGAAATTGGACAGGTTGTGTATGGAAGTGCTCCTTTAGTAAGTGGAACACCAAGTACAGCAACAATTACCGGAATTTCACCTACTTTTACTTACACTACTTCCTATAATTGTACAGTTTCAGCTGAATCTGGGGCTGCTACACAAGCACTTCTTAGTGTAGCAAATGTTTCACCATCTTCTTTTACAATTACAGGCCCCGCTACGTCAACTACTGTAATTAACTACATTTGTGCTGGTTACTAGGGCTGGTTCAGGCGTAGCCTGGGCCTAGAGAATTGCTTTCGGGGCTTCCTGGAGCCTCTAGAGGAATCCTCAAGGAGATCGTGAAGCGATGCCACTAGGAACACAAACAGTTGGGGCAAATCAAGACCTAACAGTTGTAATTGCAGATCCATTTGCCGCGTCGTCCCTCGGCTCTGTTCTGGCAGTAGCGAATGCCACGAACCTTACCGGCCTTTATGCCCAACTTCAGCAATCTGTCAACCTTCTGAAGAATGCCGGAGGAACCTTTGACAATCAGATCGCTGCGCCAGGTGCAACAGGCATTCCGTCTATAAACACCGAAGGTACTAAAGCTACCTACTCCGCAGCAACAGGTGGATTCACCCCCGCCACCACTGCCACCGACTTTCTCACTATTGTTGGCAGTTCCTCAAAAACTGTTCGGGTTACCCGTATTAGTATCTGGGGCTTTGCAACCACGGCTATCAGTGAAGAGATCCTCCTGATTGTCCGTACAACTGCAAACTCCAGTGGAACTGCAACACAACCAACGATTGCACAACACGATCAAAATGATGCTGCCCCCACTGCGGTGGTTAACCTCTATAGTGCTAACCCAACAACTGGAAGTTCCGGCGGCGTCCTACGCCAGGCAAAGCTCAACTGTGGGGTGACTGGATCAGCGGGTCAACTTGTTTGGGACTTTTCAACTCGCAATACTAAGACAATCGTCCTTCGGGGTGTTGCTCAAACTCTGTGCCTGAACTACAACGGCGCGGCAGTTCCCAGTGGTATGAAACTTTCAATTGAAGTAGAGTGGACGGAAGAGTAACGCGGGCGGCGCGGCTTTGTCGCAAAGGAGAAACCAAAAAGTGTCAGCACCAAAAGCAGCAGCTAAACACAAAGGTTCTGGAAAGACGATTCGGTCAATGTCCATTGAGCCTCATGGTAAAGAAGGTTTTGTGGTTACCCATCATCACGAATCGCCCGCGCGGGGGGAGTACATCGAGCCAGAAACCCACATGATGAAGACCCACGGCGAGGTGATGAATCATGTTCATGACCACATGGCGAGTCAAGGTTCTAGTAAAGAAGTCGAAGGTGAACGACCTTGCCCTTTCTGCCAACCTGCAACAGCGCCGGAGGATGAACATGAGTGAGCTTTGGCTTCCCCGGTGGAGAATTTGGTTAATCAAACATCACTGGCATTTTCACATTAATTGGCATGAATTGATTCTTTGGACTCCTCTTTTTGGTTTCTACTTTGCAGAGTACGCAAAGGATTGGCGAGCCGCGCGAGTGTGGAGAGGTTTCACCCTTTTGTATAAACCAACCAAGAATCCCAAAGAGGGGGACTTGATGTATCATAAAGAAGTGACCTTTGTGTTTGAAGAAATCTCACAGAGGGAACAGATACTCAGCCTTGGAGAATATCAGTGAGCTTCGCAACTGTTCAAAAGAAAATTTCGGGTAAAGAAGGACTTTCGATGAAAGCGGCTGGAGCTGTTCTAGCGGCCAGTTCTAGGAGAGCTTCGCCCGCGGCAAAGAAGGCGAACCCCGCACTTCGTAAGGTCAAGGGTTAGGTCTTTTCCACCTAAGGGCGAGTGAACGAACGAGTGGAACTAAAGATCAAATTCGCGAATTGGCAACAAGAAGCGTTCTTCTATAGCCGCGCCCGCCTTCAGTGTTTTTCCGGCTCTTTCAACAATGGTAAGTCCTACGTTGGTTGCCTCAAGGCAATCGTGCTCCTGATGACCTTCAGCAACTACCGAATAGCGATCGGGCGGCAGACCTACAAAGATTTGAAGTTGACAACGATGCAGACCTTCTTCAAGATCATGCCTCATGAATTCATCGAAAGCCACAATGAACAAGATGGTATCACAATTTTCAAGAATGGTTCAATGGTGTACTGGATGCATCTTGATAATATTGATGAAAATACTCTCCGTGGTTTGGAAATTAACGCTTTCTTGGGCGATCAAGCAGAGGAGTTCGACGAAAACGTCTACTTGATGATGAAGAATCGTGTCGGTCGCTGGGACGACGCGCTGGTGCCTCAGTACCTTCTTGAAGCTAATCCAGGTTGGCCAACTAACGAACTAACTGGGAAATACCTAGCCCCCAGCTACGTGATGCTCTTATGTAACCCTGACAACCAGTTTCACTTCATCTTTAGAAAGTTCCACCCTGAGAGTCAGGAACGTGAACCTGACAACTTCTTTGTAGAAGCTGAATGGGACACAAAGCTTGGATCTAAGGAGGCTTACGAAGATGCGCTCAAAAACGACCCCGAGTACGTCGAAAAGTATGTCCGCGGCAGATGGGGGCGGAGTTCAGCATCGATTCATTACCTGCCCCCTTCAGCAATTCTTGAACCTTCTGACTCGCTTCTTAAACGCATCAAAGAAAGAGGTAATCTCTTTCGAGTTCTCGACCACGGACAAAGCGCACCAACCTGCTGTCTCTGGTTCGCAGCCCTTGATGGAGTCTATATTTGTTACCGGGAGTATTACGTTCCGGGCAAAGTGATTTCTTACCATCGTCAATCAATCCACGACCTTTCGGAGGGAGAACAATACTCAGGAAACTATGCCGATCCACAGATTTTCAAGAAGGAAAGTCAGAAAAATGGTGGATTCTGGTCAGTTGCAGAAGAGTACGGAGATACCCATCCTACCGCACCTCCTCTATCTTGGACTCCCGCAGACAATAATGAGTTTGCAACTAGAAACCGCATCAACGAACTTCTTGGAGAGATACCTTTTTTCACTCACCCAATTACTCAGTGCAAGCCAGCAACTGGGATTTATTTTGTTAGGGCTACCGAATCTTATCCAAATGGTTGCAGAAACGCTATTAAACAGATCCAATCCCAACGAAAGAAAGTTCTAGGAACCTTTGAAGGTAAGACCCTTTACAGTGATGACCGTGACGAAGGTGTGGAGGATCACGCCTATGATTGCATCCGGTACTTTGTGGCAATGCATGGAACGCAGCCGGATAGGTCAAAACGTCC